AGATATTTTTATTTTTCAATTTTATATATATATATTACCTATCTTATTGTTATTATGACGTAAAAACTATGACATCATAATAATTAAATGCAATATTATATGTGATAGATTTTTAGCTGGCGATGCATCACATTCATTTTGAATAAGTATTAATAATTCTTGTAACAAGAACACTTACCACAAATTTTACATTGATAGCAATTATAACATATATAACACCCATTATAATCACAATATTTATTTATTTTTACAGGTTTTAATATTAATTGAGTAGTTGTATTTGTAGTGTGAATTATTGTATATTCTCCACTATCTATTGTTATTGTATTTTTTTTCTCAATTACATCTTTTGAATCACTACAATTGTAATTATTCACCAACATACGAATATTTTCTTCTAATTCGCAATCACACGTATCAATATTATTTTGTATTTCTTGGTCTCTTTTTTTTTTATGAAACATAAGTTTTATTTTTTTATATATGGAACCCATATTGTATATGTACTTTTAATAAATTTACATCTCCATAATATATATAAATATTCAATTTTTATTTATAAATTTGTTAAAAAAATAATCATAAACAATAAGTTTAAAGGATAATTGTTTAATTAAATCCAAAGTTATTCATATCAAACCATGAATTAGTTGTATTTTTATTTCTACTAAATGTTGTAGTATACGTATAATTTATATTAAATGTTGTAATATACTTATACGTATAATTTATATTAGTTTCAACGTCTACTGGTGTGATTTCAACGTCTACTGGTGCGGTTTCAACGTTTACTTGTGCGGTTTCAACGTCTACTGGTGTAATTTCAACGTTTACTTGTGCGGTTTCAACGTCTACTGGTGCGGCTTCAAATCATAATAATATTGATTTACAAATGGAAATTTTCCAGGCTGGTCTTGCACTACAATCACGACAAGACCAATTACGGGAACATTATTTTTCAACCCAACTGGCACAACATACTGATGAAGATACGCTTAAAAAAATGATGATACATACTAATATTGTACAAAATTTTAGTAGACAACCACATGAAGTGTACGTTCGCCCACAAGAAAGGACAGATTTTTTTTCACAAAGCTATCAACCAGGTGATAGCTCTCTACAAATGAGAAAAGAATCGACTCGTAAGGTTGAAAACAATGGTTTTACCTATTCAAGTGTAAATTCAACTACATATACACGCACTTCTAATGGTCGTGCTTGGTAGATGATAATAAAATACCTTTGATATTTTTTTTATTTAAAAAAATGATTTATTTTAAACTTAAATAGTTATATCTACTTAATACATAATTAAAAATGACCGAAGATTATGAAAAATATATTTTAAATGAGAAGAATAAATTTATTACAACAAAAGATATTGAAACAATTTTTTCTAAAGTAAATTTTAATCATACACCAAAAAATCTAACAAATTTTCAAACAGCGATGATTCATAAATCATATCTTAAAAATTTTCAATTAAATGATAAGATTATAAAAGGATTAAAAGAGGTTGAACCAATTAATCCTAAATATATTAAGAATTGTATTCCATTACAAGATAAATGTTATGAAACTTTAGAATTTCTTGGTGATGCAGTAATTCATCATGTATTTGCTGATTATTTATTCAGACGTTATGAGGGAAAAGATCAAGGATTTTTAACAATTTTGCGAATTAAATTAGAAAAAGGTTCAACTCTAAATTATTTAGCAAGAATTATTGGTTTGGATAGATTTGTTGTGATTGCACGTAATATTGAATTAGCTGGTGGTAGAAATAATAATGCATCAATTTTAGAGGATGTATTTGAGGCTTTTATTGGTGCACTATCATTAGAGACAACATTTGAAAACTGCAAATTATTTTTAGAAAAACTAATTGATTCGAATATTGATTTTGCAAATTTAATTAATTCAGATGATAATTACAAGGAATCTTTAATGCAATATTTCCATGATTTAGGATTTAAAACAACACCTCATTACGAATTAATTGAAGAGTATGAAGAGAATCAGAAGAAAAAATTTAAAATGGGTGCTTACAGTCCTGATGGAAAATTAATTGGAGTTGGTTATGGATCATCTAAATCAATTGGTGCAAAATATGCTGCAAAGAATGCTTTGGAAAAGTTAAAAAAAACAGTAAATAATAATACAAAAATTGAAGATGAAGTTGATGAAATTTATTTAATCGAAGAATAATTTTTTATTTTTTTATTATAATTATTATTATATATATGTCATATAAAAATAAAAATAAATATATTGATCTTAAAATTAATGGTAGATTGTTTCCTTCTTGGGTTTTAGCAAATTTTGCTAAATTTAAGTTACCAGAAATTAAAAAAGATCCAGATTATGACGCATGTAAAGAAAAACAAAAAGAAGGGTTTAGAGAATATCAGATCTTTATATCAAAGATTCTTGACTATAATGGTCCTTACAAAGATATTTTGGTATATCATGGTTTAGGTGCAGGTAAAACTGCTTCTACAGTAAATTTATATAATGTTTTATATAATTCTACACCAGGGTGGAACGTATTTATTCTACTAAAAGCCACACTAAGACCTAATTGGATAGGTGAGCTTGATAGATGGTTACAGAATGAAGATAAAAAGTTTAGAATGGAAAATATTAAATTTATATCATATGATGCTCCAAATGCTGATAAGTCCTTTATGGATGCGGTTAAAAATGCCGATTCGTCAAAAAAGAATTTATATATAATTGAAGAAGCACACAATTTTATTCGTAATGTTTATTCAAATATTGCTTCAGGTGTAGGTAAGAGAGCCCAGACAATTTATGATTATATTATTCAAGATAAAAAAGATAATGATTCCGTTAGACTTATATTATTAACAGCTACACCAACAATTAACAGACCTTTTGAACTTGCTTTATTATTTAATATGTTGAGACCTGGTATTTTTCCAAAATCAGAAGCGCAATTTAATCAATTATACGTATCAACATCTGGTGATTTTGAGAGATTAGATCCAAGTAAAAAAAATAATTTCCAAAGAAGAATTCTTGGTTTAGTCTCTTATTATGTTGGTGCAACACCAGATGTTTTTGCAACCAAAAAAATAGATTATGTGGATGTACCAATGTCAGAATATCAAGAAGAAATTTATACATTTTTTGAAGAATTAGAAGATAAAATTGCTAAAAAAAGTAAAGGTAAATCACAAACATATATGTCATATACAAGACAATCATGTAATTTTGTATTTCCTTTAATGGCTCAGGGTTTGAATGGTGAAACTAGACCTAGACCAAGAAATTTTAAATTAAATGATACCATTGATCGTGGTAAAACAGTAGAGGATGATAAAGATGATAAAGCAGATGGAAAATATTATGCAGTTGACCAATATTTAAAATCAGTTGAAAATTTTGTAAATACTTTTGATTCATTTCTAAATGATAAATATGTCCAAGATAAAAAGAATGGTCGTACATTAGTTGATGATATCAAAACTATTAGAGAAAAATATATATATGATGTAACAGAATTTAGTAGAAAAGAAGAAAAAAAATCTACACTATTTATTGCCCTATATAATTCATCTCCAAAAATGATACAGATGATTTTAAATATTTTAAAATCTCCTGGCCCAGTTCTTGTTTATTCTAATTATGTGTTAATGGAAGGATTACAAATATTTAAAATATATTTAAAATACTTTGGATTTTCAGCATTTAAAGATACAAATTCTGGTGTAGACGATTTTAGATATATGGAATATCATGGCGGCATTGATGTTGAACAACGTGGTAAGAATATTAAACAATTTAATGTTCCAGAAAATAAATATGGTAATGTTTGCAAAATTATTATGATTTCTCCTGCTGGTGCGGAAGGTCTATCTCTATATAATACTAGACAGGTTCATATTATGGAACCATACTGGCATGAAGTAAGAATTGAACAAATGATTGGTCGTGCTATTCGTCTTTGTTCACATAAAGATTTACCAATGAAAGAGAGACAGGTAGATGTATTTAGATATAAATCAGTTAAGAATGATAAAACAAAAAAAGAGACAGCTGACCAAGTTGTTGAAAATTTAGCTAGAAGTAAACAAGGTTTACTACAATCTTTTGAGGATGCAATTAAAGAAGCAGCAATAGATTGCGAATTATATAAAGCACATAATTTAATTCAACATGATTATAAATGTTTTAAATTTGATGAACCATCACTATTCGAAGAACAGATTGGACCAGCTTTTAAACAGGATTTATATGATGATTTAAGAATTGATAATGGGTTAAATGCTTCTAATTCACAAATTGTTAGAATTAAAGCAATTAAAATATCAGCTGTTATTGTAACTGAGAAAAATGAAAATGAAGAAAAATATTCTGAACCAAAAAATTATTGGTATAATCCAGATACTCTAGTTGTATATGATATGGATATGTTATATCCTATTGGTAAAGTTTCAGCTGATGAAGATGATATACCACGTAAACTTGACGCAAATACATATATTATTGATAAAATTATACCTATACCAATACTATAAAATTATTTTGAAGATACAATTTCAAGATTTAATTTTGGTTTATCTTCAAATGTAATAAAATCTTTTTTCGCTGGATCTTTTGTTTTCTTAAATTGTACAATCAATGATTTTAATGTTGAAATAGGTTTTAATCTTGTTAAATATGTAATTTCTTGATTCGAATTAATTGCGAATATAGGATTATTCTTATCAAGATTTGGAAAGAATACATATAATTCATTTAGATTTAATTCAGGTATTTCTTCTGCAGTATAATTAGATGCACCTTCATATTTATCTTGATTGAATCCTAATAATTTACCAAATGATTTTGGACCACATATCATATCAAAATTCTCACCCTCATTATTAATAATCTCAACATAACCATTATCATTTAGTTCTAATCTAATATTAATATCGGATAAATTCTCAGTAATTCCTTCTAAAATATCATTTAATGAATAATAATCCTCATCTAATTGTATGTCTCTCGTTTCAGTTCCACATATAATTTTTAATTCATTATTATTTTCTGTAATTTTTGGATTAAATATTAATTTATCTTTTAATTTGATATTATCAATTGAAACATTTATATATGTTTTATTAAAATTTATCATATAATCAGAAAAATACTTTGATTCTTTCTCATTAGATGTTATATCAATTAATAATTTATCTTCATTATTAAATCTTACATTTTTCTTTTTAATTTCTTCTTCTGAAGATGATTCGGATGATGATTCGGATGATGATTCGGATGATGACTCGTTATTTATTTTTTTTGATTTTATTTTATTATTTTGTTTTTTAGTTTGTTTTTTAGTTTGTTTATTTTGTTTTTTATATTTATCTTGTTTATTGTGTGTTTTTTTATCTATTATTTCATTTTCAGATTCAGACTCAGATTCAGATTCAGATTCAGACTCACTCGATTTACTTATTTTTCTATTTTTATCTTTTCGTGTATTTCGTGTATTTTTATTTATAGTTTTATTTTCGTTCTTTATAGTTTTATTTTCTTTTTTCATCTGTTGAATTCTATTTAATAATTTTTGTGTTCTATCGTTGTTATTTTCGTCATTATCATTATCCTCGTCATTATCAGATTTTTCTTGATTTGATAATTTAATATCTGATGCTGATAATTCTTTACGAATTTGTGATTCTATGTCATCAACTGACATATGTAATAATGCTTGATGGTCTATACCATTAGAACTTGAGCTATCATTGTTATTAATTTGATTATTAGTAATTGTTCCTCCCCTGCCACCCATACGAAAATTTTGCCCACGTTCTTTTTGCATTGAAGCTAATCTCATAGATAAATCATTAGTATTTGTTGATGTCATTTTATTATGAATATTATTAACTGTATTTAAATTATTCATATTTGGATTGTATTGCATTGATTGATTTATATTTTGATTTATATTTGGATTATATTGCATTGGTTGATTTGTTTGTTGATTAATATTTGGATTGTATTGCATTTGTTGATTAATATTTGGATTGTATTGCATTTGTTGATTCATATTTGGATTGTATTGCATTTGTTGATTCATATTTGGATTTCCATTTTGTTGTGGATACATTGCTGACATACCAAATTGATCAAAATTACTAAATCCTTGATCACCATTCATATTCATATTCTCATATCCTTCATAACCATTATTCATACCCATACCCATATTATTATTTGGGTTTTGTTGATTTTTATTTAAACCAGCAAAACCTCTAGTATCTGAACCATCTAATGCAAAATTAATTTCTGGTGGTCTTTGATTCTGATTACCATTAATATTTGGATTGTATGCCATACCCATTCCACTCATTTGCATTTGATTCATATTCATATTCATATTCATCCCTCCATTCATCCCTCCATTCATCCCTCCATCCATACCTCCCATATTCATATTTCCACTAAAACCATCATAATCACCTTGACGCATTAACATTCTACGCTCTAATTCAGCTGTAATTGATTTTTTATCAGAAAATTGCATCGAATCATTAATATTTCCAAAGAACATTTGGTCACCAACTGAACCATCTGCTCTTATAAAACCTCCTGATTTTTCTAATGGTGAAAAGGATGCATAACCACCTGCATCAGAAACAGTTCCAAATCCATCTGATTTAGTTTTAGATTTCTGTTTTTGTTGTTTCTGCATATTTTTTTGATGATCTTGTGGTCTAATATTTTGTGGTTCTCTTGATTTTCTTCTATATTCTTCAACTGCAGTTCTTAAACAATCAGTATTTATTTTTTTAATAATTTCTTTCTTATCACCTCTTAAATTATTTCTAGAAGCCTTTAATACTGTTTCCATTTTCTTTTTAAGCCATATTTTACAATATTCAATAGCTTCCGATGTATTACCAAAATCTTCAACTAAAGTGGAAAATTTTTCACTTAATTTTGTTAAATTTCTATCGGAATATAAATGTCCTATTATATCTTCCATAATATTAATTGTAATTAATATTTTTTTAATATAATTTCGCAATAATCAAAAAAATATTATATCAATTATATAATTATATTATTAAAAATGAATCAGTATAGAGGCGTATCTTCAACTCAAATGACAATGATGAATTCAGGACAAAATAATTTTACACAAGCATACAATCCAAATGTAAATCTTATACCCGCACAGAATTATGAGAATTCACATCAATTAGTTCATAATAATCTTGAATCAAATTTATTTAATGAATCATATATAGATTATACAATTCATGTAGATTCAACTGATAGAAACACAGGAGTATTTCCAAGTCCATATTATTTTGTTTTAAATTTTGGTGGTGCTGGTCCAAGTCGAAATAAATTTTATAATTCAAGTGGAAATTTACAGACAGTAGATTTTAATGGAGTACCTAATCCGGTTATTGATAGAAAATTTAGAAATGTTAAAACAGTAATTTTAGATAAGATTTTTTTTCCAAAATATATTGGTTTTCAACGTATACCTAAAGGTACTGAGCCAGAAACTTATGATTATTCAGGTAATGTTACTCTGGCATCTCGATATCGATATGTTATTGTTAGAATTAAAGAATTGGATAATAATCGTATGTATTCTACAAATAATTACGTTAGAGATGATTCATTTGTTATGTATAATGATAAAACATTAGGTGAAGCGGGTGTAGGTATATGGATAGCATCGCCTTATAAAAGAACATATTTAAAATCAGCTCTTAAAAATATTGACAAATTTACAATTGAGATTGTTGATCCAGAAGGAAATCCTATAATACCAACATGGGATAATGGCGGAACAAATGAACCCATACCACAATCAGAATTAACAAATGAATCTACACGTGATAAATATAATTTTCAAATTCATTTTATATTTTCTGTATTAGAAAATGAACTTAATACTAAACCAAATTTTAGATAGTAAACAAAAAAAGTAAAAAGTAAACAAATAAAAAGTGAAAATATAACTATATACAATGAGAAGTATAATATATACATATATTAATATAAGATGGTAAATAAGGCAGACCCAAATTATAATGAAAAGATCAGGATTATTGAGGATTTAATTGACCATTATCCGGAATTAAAAAAAGATAAAAATGTATTGAATAATATATTTTTTGATAGAACAGATAAACCAAATAAATTTATTTTAGATAGAGTTGAAATAAATGATAAAGTATATTATAAATCAAACGATAATCTATTAATTGATGTTGATGTTAAATGTAAAGGTGTATATGCTAATGGTAGATATATAATTGTAAGACCTGAAAATAGAAAAGAATTTTATGATACATTTATTTCAGAGTTTAAAAATTATAAAACCAAAAAATTTTGTTAATTTATTATATATATGGAAAAATCAGAATCTGTTGAATCTATTGATACTGAAACAGTTAAACCACAAAATAAAAATGATTATAAATGCGCACCTTCTATTAAATTTAATTCAGGTTCATGTATCGATTTACCAGTTTTAATTGAAATGGCTAGAGCATATAATGAATCAAATACAAATAAAATTAAATTACATCCAAAACTTCAAACATTAAATCCTAAAAAATATAAAAAATATTTATTGAAACAGTTTAAAGATAGATATCAAAATGTATGTCAAACTCAATTTTGTTGGACACAACAAGATTTTGTTGATAAAATGAATGAAATTATGCGTGATGAATTAACAAAATTCACATACAGACCTCAAGGTCCTGTTGGTAAATTTGAATGGTTAAATACAACTCATTTAAATGAAGTTATGGAACAATATGAAAAAGTACATAAAGATTTTAAATTCTTAGGGGCAGTACCAATGGATTTTGATTCATTACCGGCATTGGGTATTAAAGATCTAAATTTAGATGATCTTATTAATCGTGGTATTTTAAAACTTGGAATTATATTTAATTTAGATAATCATAATCAATCTGGTTCACATTGGGTTGCTGGATATTCTGATCTTAAAGATGGAAAAGCATATTTTTTTGACTCATATGGTGTTCAACCTGACCCTCGAGCAAGAAAATTATTAAGAAGATTTGCAAAATATTCAGAAGATAAATTTAATGCAAAAATTGATTCTACACATAATGAGACTAGACATCAATATGGTAATTCAGAATGTGGTATGTATTCATTAAATTTTATTTTGGAATTATTGGATGGTAAATCTTTTAATGATGTTTGTTCGTCAAAAATACCAGATACCAAAGTTAATCAATTAAGACCAATATTTTTTTATAATGTTAATTTTTAATGTTATCCAATTAATATATTTTTTTAAGTTGTAAATATTTATTTTTATATTTTAGATATTTTTGATAATATTTATCACCACCTATTTGTGCATTGGGTGCTGGTGATGGTCCTGGTGGTAGTACAACTAGAGGTGGAGGTGGCGCGACTGGAGGATATTTTATTTCAGGTATACCATAAATATTACAAAATGATTTCATTATTATTATTGTAATTATATCATTTTTAGTTAATGGTAGATATTCATCTTTAGAAATGATATTGATATTAAAATTTCTACGTTCATTTAGGTCATCAATTTCTCTATATGTATGAATATATGTATTGTAATCATTATTATTTAAATTATCTAAATTATCTAACATAAATAACATATAATCACTTTTTGTTAAATTTCTATCGTGTATCTTTTTTTGTTTATATTGTTTAATTTTACTAATTGTAGTGGGTAAATAACCTATTAAATTATATATATATAATGGATAGGTCATATTAATGACAACCATATTAAAAGTAGCACTTAATAACATATAGTCAATACCAATAAAATTATTCAAAAGTATTATTTCATTATTTGTTAATTCAGATTTTGTATATAATTTATCTAATAACTCAATAAGATATGATTTATTTGTTTCTTTCTTGTCAAATATTAATAAATTATTTGTAATAGAATTAATAGTTTTTTTAACAAATTCATGAATATTTTTTTCATATTTAGTATATATTAGTTGATTAATAAATCCATCTGAATTTATTTGATCTATGTCAGTTTGATTAAATTTAAATATTTCAATACTAGGATTTATTGTATTTGATTCAAAATTAATAATATCTTTATAATTAAAGTTTATAAAATCAAAATTAAAATTTATTCTAAAGAAATTTGAAAAATAATGTAATTTGTAAAATAAACTAAATATTGAATCTCCATAAATATTTTTAAATTTAATTATTTTTGTTTCTTCTAAGTCAGTATTTTTATTTATTGATTTAATCATTAAATCAAATACACCATATAAATTTGTAATATAATAATAACTTAATACAGAGAATATTTTATGATGTGTCATAAAATATTTAGTAATTACAGATATAAACTCTTCTTTTTCTTTTTGTTTCTTATCAAAGAGTATACAAAAATTATTTATGATAAGAATAACAAATTTAAAGGTTTCAACTGTTACATTATCTTCCGCAACAAATTTTTCAAATAATATTTGAAAGAAATTATAATTTGTCGATATTTTTATCATACATTTTTTATTTAAAAACAATGACATCAATAATAATATAATTATATATTCATTATAATAATTTACTGGATAGACGTTAATATGTTTAAATATAATAGTTAAATATGTAGTTTCTAAATTTGCTTCACTAAATAATGTGTCATATTTGTCAACTATTTGTATTAATTCAGTTATATTTTGTAATTCTATTCGTGCAGTACTTTTATCGTGAATTTTTGATAAATATTTAACAATTTCTATTAATGTATTAGATGATAATAGACTATTTGTTAAAAATGTATCAAAAGAAATATCCATATCTTTGGTTAAAGTATTATATTCGTATCTAATCATAGATTTTTTAAATTCTATTTTATTTGCACTCATATTATCAATAAAAGTATTTATATTTGTATTATCAATAGTAGAAATAATAAGAAGTTCAGTTTCTTGTATTAAAAAATCGTTATTACTAAAATATATATTTCCAAAATTCATTAATATGTACAAATTAAAATATCTTAAATTTATTAATCTTACTAATTGATACATATTAAATGAATCTTCTTTTGGTATAATTTCCATTAAACTATGGCCAAATTTTATTTCAAATAAATATGATTTAAACCTAAACACCATTTTAATACCATTGTAGTCATCTATAAAATCTATTGAAATCGGTGGTGAATTATATTCTGTAATAAGTTCTGATAATTTTTTTTTACATATTTGTTGTACTTGAGGATTTTGTAATGTTTCGTTAGATGTAGTATCCATTGTACTAATTACATTTAATATTTCTGAAATAGAATCAATACCTTTTAATAGAATATAAATAACAATTACAAAATGTATATAACGAGATTTGATATCATCCCGATAACCCCACATGTTATATGTTTTTGTATATTTTGTTTTAAGTAAAGGTCTAACTACATTACGAATAATATTTAGCCATTCAATATGTGCTGTAAGATTTGGGTTTGACGCTGCTTTTTGTATTGAATCTAAATTATATTTTGTATAAAAATCTTTAACTTCAGGTAATAATGTACGAATTTCTAATATTTTATTAAAATTTCCATTCTTATAAAATAAAGCATTAAGAAAATTTCTTATTGCAGATTCAACACAATCAGGTATCTCTTCTGGATATGAATAATGAAATGCAACATATTCACTTTGTTTCATATATTTTTCTTTTAATAAAGTATATAGTTCTTTACTTGGATATCCTGTTTGTCCACTTATAAATAATTTTTTTGATGGAAGAATAATATTTTTGATAGAAATATTAATTGAATTATACATATCCGGTGTTAATATTGGATTTACAGCTGACATTCTAATATCACTTTCTGATATTGCATCAATTGAAGTTTTATTTATTTCTCCATTGAAAACACCATATTCATTTGTATATAGTTCTATATCGTCAATATTTGGATATCCAAATATGTTTTTAAATATTTCAAGTTTATTTGTAAAATATAATTCTTTTGTATTGATATATGAATATATATATATACATACAATATGCAAACCAAAACCAGTTAAAGGCGAATCATTTGTAATATTGTTTACTTCTGTTATTTGCTTACAAAATTGAATTAAATTATCAATAAAGTCTTTTTCAACTTCATCCCGTGATTTAAGTAATTTATTATTTATTATTTCTATCTGATTTTCGATTGTATTTCTAATTTTATTATTTTTAATTTCTTCACCTACTACATATAAATTTGAATTGATTCTTGATTTTTCTAATATTTTTTGGATTTCAAAAATATCATATAAATTTGCTTTACCTCCTTCATATATGTTTATAGATCTTATTTTATCTATTATATTTTTATTTAATCCTTCTTGACACATTCTTATTCCATTCTTATTAGCACTATCTGGCAAAGATTGAAAGCATACATTTTTTTTAAAATTATTTGTTAACTCATAAATTATTGATTCATCTTTTAATATATACTCTAAATTTTCATTGATAAATTTTATAATATTATTGTAATGTTTGAGTTTTGATTTAATATCTTCTTCTATATTTCTAAGTAAATCATCAATGTTTACATTAACAAATATTTTTTCTATTTCATCCTTTATTTGTCTCAAATATTCTTTAATCTTAGGGTTAACCACTTTTTCCTTATTAACCGGTACCTTTTCCTTTTTATCTTTTTTAGCTTTATCTTTAGATTCTGGTTGTGATTGTGCTTCTGGCTGTGATTGTGCTTCTGGCTGTGATTGTGGTGTTTCTACATCAATTAAAGCATTCTTAAATTCTACATTAAAATTTACTTTTAATTTATCAATAAGTGATAAATATTTATCAAATTGTAATTCTTGTTCTTTATTAAAATTAATTCTATTTGAATTTTTCAATAAATATAAATATTTAAATATTGATATAATTTTTTTAATTAATTCTTTTTCTTGTATTTCTGTATCATATTGAATCTTAATTGTTGCAGGCAGTGGTGAATGTATTTGATTTAAAATACTAAAATTTGTTTTAATTTGTTTCATATCTCCTTCACTTAATGTAAAAATTTTATCAATAAATAGATTATCTTTTGTTAAGATTTCTTTGAGAGATTTATCAACAGCTTCAAAATCATTATTAATTATGTTAGAATCAATTGTAGTGCTATAAACTATATTTGATATAAAATCTTTTATTAATTTATTATAATCAAATAATTTTACTTCTTCAAATAATGCATTTGACTGGATAGCAGTTTCATAATAAGCAATAAGATTTAATTCACTTGGAGATATTTTTTGTTTAATTGCATTTGCATCTATTGGCCCTGTACTATTAAAGATTAAATCAAATAATTTATGAATAGTATTTGTTTCAATCATAGTACTTATAACATTTGGTCTAGCTGTTATTTCATTTAAATTATTAAAAAATATAGATATTAAATTTTCTATTTTAGGTTCAGAGCTTGTAGCTTTTCTTAAATTTATTAAAAAATCATTATTTTGAATATATGTTTTTAAAAAAATTAAATCTATTTTCTCTTGTAAAGTTAACGATTGTTCACTAATAATAGTTTGATCTGTTATAATACGGTCTAATTTAAATGGATTATGTAAATTTATAAAAGAATTTATTTTTTTAGTTTTTTTATAAATTTCATATGGACTTCTTATGCCTCCATTTAAATTAGCTATAAATTCTACTGCGTCTTTAACAGAAGAAATTGCAGGTAGTTTTTCTAATTTAATTTCTCCATCGGCATTTTTAGATAATGTATATAATGTAATTGTTTTTTGTTTTAATTCCTGCTTTTTAGCTTCATTTGAATTTATATCTGCATCTATATACTTATCAAGCGTTTTACTAAATAAATAATACCCCTCTTGTATAACAAGAGTCTCTTCTGGGAGAATATTTTTTAAATATATTATATGATTAAAATATTTTTGATACAAGTCAAAAACAGTTGATATAGAAGTTCTTCCCTCTTTTATTCTATCTTTAATATATTGTAATAATTGTTTATATCCAATTTTATTAGTAGTTGATTCAATAGTATTTAATCTTAATAAATGAAAAATACCATTTGTTGAATTAACTAATTTATCAATTTTATTATGATATTCATTATCGGTGTATATATACCCACCCTTATTAAAAGCATATTTTTCCATTACTATATATTAAATAAATAAAAAAAAATTGAAATATTGAAATCTTTTCACAAAATGTTTTGTGATAAAGTATATAAAATTTTTAATAAAAATCCACCACATGTGAAAGGACCTAATTCTGACAAAGTAGTGTCGGATGATACAGCTTATGGCTGTAAATGGATAATTTTACACGATGGGATTCTTTGTTTATTCACTGACGCACACACCCACACACACCACCATGTCCCATTTTTTTTATTTATCACATCACAACACATCTACAATTATATCATAAATAAATAAAAAAAAATTGAAATTTTGAAATCTTTAACAACCCCTTTAAGTTTTGTATTATATCGTGTCCTCTAATAGACGACACACCTAAAATTCTATGTTTTAAGAACACCTGGTTTATGACCTTGAGTGTTTTGTAAAAAAATTTAAATATTGAAATATTGAAATATTGAAATATTGAAATCTTTTCACAAAATATTTTGTGAAAAAAATCTTTTATCACAAAATATTTTGTGATAAAAATCCACCCCCACATGTGAAAGGACCTAATTCTGACAAAGTAGTGTCGGATGATACAGCTTATGGCTGTAAATGGATAATTTTACACGATGGGATTCTTTGTTTATTCACTGACGCACACACCCACACACACCACCATGTCCCATTTTTTTTATTTATCACATCACAACACATCTACAATTATATCATAAATAAAATAACAAATAAATTAACAAATAATTTTTACCAATTTTGGAGCATAGAAATAATAATTATCGTCTATTGAGATAATGTCTCCAATACGAATAATATAATTTTTATCTAATAGTTCATATAGACTATTAAAATCATTACAATCTTCAAAATTAAATGATGAAGATTTATGATAATGATTTTCTATGTCACTTTTGGCCATTTTTGGATTGTCGTAAATTATTTCATAACAATAATACAAAGGGATACAATTTTTAGGTTTTAGAATACACCCATACATTTTTTATTTTTTATTTATTATTATAATTCTTATCAATTTTAGGTATACACATATATATTTATTTCAATTTTTTTTATTTTTAAATCTATCAATCATATCACACATATCTTTATAATAATTATCACTTTTGCCTGATTCTTCTTGTAATCTATCAATCATATTTAAGATAAATTTATTTTTCTCAGGTTTCATCTTATTTACTTTTGGATCTCTAGAATATGAATTACATTCGGGATAATAGTAATCATAGAAATCAAGAAATAATTGTTTCATCTTCGGATTATCACGAAGAAATTTAATTCGATTCCACATCTTTTCTAAGGGTTCTAAAACAGATTCAAACCATTCTCGGTCACGCTGAATTAATTCACAGTGAGAATAATTTAAATACCAATATACAACTCTATCTAAAGCATATCCGGGCATTATTTTTTCTATTTCTTTAGATTTTTTATTAACCCATTTATCACAATCTGTCGGAGTCATTTCAATCTCTGTTGGATGGATAAATTTTGCATCATCATATACTCGTTGATTGTAATTTGGATCTGAATGTGGTAGAATCTTATTAATAGGTAAGACTTGAATTAAAACACCCTTTTCTAGTTTAGTAGTCTTTGATCTGAATGCTTCTTCTGGATCAGTATCATCTTCAAATAATTCTTTTGTTGGATACTCTTTAATATCACATTGCCAAAAGTCACATTCGTCTAAATCACAACATGCCAATTGAATTTGTACTTGATCCCAATAATGTGTTGGACAAATTGTACCTCGAACCTCACCGGTTGAATTAATTTTACGTCTAGTTGGACATTTAATTTCTAACATTCTTCCTACAAGATTTGTTAAATTTTTTTGATTAAATTTATATTCTGAAACAATACCATCCGGACTTGCACCTAAAAAGGTATGTAATGGATGTCTGCACAGACCAAATTCTTCAACGTGTACATTTAATCTATATTCATATATTAGAGTTGCAATTGCTTCAAATTTTTTACCATGGTATGTATTTTCATTGTTATTAAATGTCTCTCTCAACTTTATTAAAATACAATGATATGGTTCAGAATAATGGTCATCGCCTAGTGCTGTGCCAATAGCTGATGCTGTCATCCCCTTATCACGTTCAGCATACCATTCAGGTGAACGTTGTGCTGGATATTCTACTGCTTGAATTTTCTTAAATGTTTTATAACGTCTTTGTAAATCTTTAGACGAAATATCATCATCTGTCTGTATATCATGTATCCAACACTTTCCAAGAGGAAGTAAATCTGTCCGTCTTTTAGCATTAATTTTCCAATTTCTATTCTT